GCTGATGATTTCTCGGTTCTGTCGTAGTGTAAACCAAGTTTATCAAAAACTTTGGCTATTGATCTGGCAGCCCAAATCTGCACTTCTATCCCTGTTTGTTCTTTTACTTCTTTTAACAGGTTTAACTCTTGTGATGTTAGTTCTTGTTTCAATTTGTGTGCACGGTCTATATTTACTTTTACACCTTTAAATCGCATATCTACAAGACACGGGAATAAATCTGTTTCTAAATTAAATATGGATTCAATGTCTTGATGAACTATTTCTTTTTTAAACATCTGCCAAAGTTCTAATGTAAGTTCAGCGTCTTTTTCTGCATAAGATCCAACTTCCATTGCAGGAAGTTTCCACAAATCTTCTTTTGGATCTAATCCTCTTGACTTGGCCGCTTCATTCAAAGCAACCTCACTTTTACCACGTCCTAAATAATCCCAAGACAAATCATTTAATGAATATTTAAATCTATTTTCATCAATTAAAGATGCTGCAATCATAGTATCTACAATTAAACCATTGATTTTAATACCTAATTTCTTTATCCAACAAACGTCATACATAGCATTATGGAAGATTTTAACCGAATCAGTTGCCATAGTGTCTGTAAACCAATTTAAAACTTTTTTGCGATCCATATTTGGCCCTGATCCGTGGGCTATGGGAAAATAAAAAGATCTACCAGGTACAGCGACAGCTATTCCTACAACATCTCCATTACCTATAACAGAACCTGATCCTTTTGTTTTTAAATCCGGATCTTTTGTTTCTAAATCCACTGCAATTTCATCGTAGGATCTAAGATCAGGAAATTCTTCTGGCTCAACCCATTCTTTTTGTGCTTCAAATAGAGGTACTTTCATTTGTAATCCCTTTCAATAATCATTTCTATATAATGTATTGCTTTTAACAAATCGTTTTTCTTTCCTTTGTCTTGATGCCTACAAATATATTTAATTGCATTGCCTTCTGCGAATAATATCTTATTTTTGTTAATAAATAAAGAGGGTTGTATTGCATATTTTTTATAATGTGCCCCTCCTATTTGTTTAAAGAAAACTTTATTCATAGTTGATAACCATACCTTTCTTTTTTAGATTTAAATAAATAAAGATTTTGCATAGATCTTGTTACCCCCACATACCAAACTCTATGTTCTTCATCTTGTTTGTTTATACTTTGAGAAGTAGATTCCCTTATTTTTCTAGCATTATCTAAAACTAAAATAACGTTTTCACATTCACCTCCCTTTGCAGCATGAATTGTTGAAACTTCTATTCTAGGTTCTTCAGACAATTTTTCTCCATTAGACAACATACTTCTAATATAAAATTCTTCATTATGATCCATATTTATAAAAGCATCATACCATTTTGTGTTTTTATCAAAACCCAAGTCTTCCATTTTTAAATTTACTTTATTTTTAAATTTCTCCTCATTAAATGATTGTTCTAAATATTCATAAATGTCTTTAACATCTGCAATAGATACTTCTTTTCCTTAGTTAGGGATGTCCATTTTAAAACAGATTTGTAAAGTTTATTATTAAAACTTTTCCCATACATATTTTTAAAATAAAGATTGTTTTGTTTTAATAAATTAGAAATTTCTAAAGCTCTATAAACTGTTCTCGTTAAGATTAACCATTTATCTTGATCAATATTTAAATTATCAAAATTAAAAATATAATCTACTTTTCCTAAAACAATATTTCCTCTACTATCTTTTTTTGGAAAATATAACTTTTCTTTTCTATTCCCCTGAATCCTATCTAAGATAATGTTAGAAATTTCTTGAACTAATTTTGGTATACGTTCTGATTGTTGTAATATCTCTTCTACTGCTGGTTGATTAATAAATCTATCTACATCTGCACCAGCCCATGCAAATATAGCCTGGTCATCATCTCCTGCAATAAATATGTCTTTAGATTTTTCTTTTAATATATCAAACATCTTCCATTGTATCGGGGATAAATCTTGTGCCTCATCAATAAATACAACATCAAACGTTGGACACTTTTCTTTTTGATTAATAAACTGAGTGATCATATCAGTGTAATCAAATAAGTTATAAGATTTTTTGTAGTTTAAAAAATTTTCGTAAATGTGATTTAAAACTTGAAAGTCTATATCTCTATTCCATTCGTTGGTATTGTACTCATCTTCAATTGAAATGTCTTTGATTCTAGCTTTGTTAATTAATTTAAAATATTCATTATCACAATTAAGATAACCACTTTCATTTGAATTTGAATAATAGTTAACTCTTACACTTAATTCTTTTCCTATCTGCTCATAATGAACTGGCTGCATAACATTTTCTTCACTCATTCCAAGAGTGTGAAAAGCCAAAGAATGCAACGTTTGAAAAAATTTTACATCCGACTTTACGTAGTTTTTGTGTTTATTTAAAAATCTTTCCCTTGCCTCTGAAGCAGCTTTTCTAGTGAAAGCAAAATATCCAATTCTATTTAATGGAACCCCTTTAACTAAATAGTTGTTAACTTCATTTAACAATGTCATTGTTTTACCTGTTCCAGGTGGTCCTAATACTTTTTTAATCACTAAAATACCTCTTTATTATCTTTCATTTTTAGTATTTCTGTTTTAATTGTATCATTCAAAGATAGAGTCATTCCTTCTATATTTAAATTTATTCTAATAACCTCTATTGCTTCATAGTTTGTAGTGTCACTATTTATTTTTGGAAATCTTTTTTTAATCCCAAAGTCTGCTTTATATCTTTCTTTTATTCTTTGAGCTGTCCTAGATTTATTTTCTTTCCATTCTTTATTCTTGAGAGTATTAAAAAAATTTGAAAATTTAAAATATACACAACCTTCTTCAATTAACACAGCACCAGATTTAAATGAAGCATATGATTTTGCCCTGGGTCCGTTAATGTATTCTTCTAAATATTCATGTAATAATTCATTAGGAGTTGTTCCTTTTGGTGGTTCATGTATTTCTACCGGAGGTAATAGTTTATCAAGGACACTTTCAAAATCATCTCCTTTTATTTTTGCTACATAAATGTTTGCAGTTTTCATTATTAGAGCTCTTAATTCTTCTTGATCTTTTATTTGTTTAATGTCTTTTGCTCTTACAGGCTTAGTTCCTTTGTTCTCTGGTAGTTCAACGTTGAAAGTATATTCAGGTTCTGGATAATTTATTTTTACTAGATTAGACAAAAGAGGAAACATTTTTTTTCTATCTGATGCAACACCATATTTTCTTTTAAGACATTCCGCTTTCATACAGAAATTAACTATAGGCTCTTGAGTGCATGTATATCCTTTAGAAGAATCTTTTCTCCATGATCTAATTTTTTCTAGAATCTTTTTTTCAGAAGACCAATCTCCTTCTATAACTCCATTGGAGTCTTTTAAAAAATACTTTTGAGGAGCAGCTTTAACAATTTGCTGCCAGTTATCAGTATATTTTTTCTTAGCAAAAACCATATAATTATATAAGAACCTATCTCTCCAATCTGATAATTCTGTTTTAGTTAAAATCTGTAAACAAGGAGGTCCATCATTGAATTCTTCAGAACCTCCCTGTAAGACAGTTTTCACGAGGGCTAATGAAAACTCTTCTAATTCTTCTTTTGTTTTTTTATTATAATTAACAATTTTAATAAATTGCTCTAAGGTAAATAATGTTCCATCATAATTTATACCAACTCTTTCATTACCATTAAAATAAGGAAGATTAATGTATTGGCCATTAGACCATTCATTCTTTTCTTCATCAAAACCTAGTTCCGTTTGTTTAGGATATATTTCGGTATTAGGTTTTAATTTTAAAGTGAATAATAAACTTTCTAAAAAATTTCTTAAAAATACAGCTTTTACTTTTGTTTTTAAAAATAAATACAAATGTAAACCACCACTTTTTGATTTAACAGGTATTAAAGGTAGATTGTTTTCTTTTATTAAATCTAAATATTTTTTGTATGGGAAATTTCCATAACTGTGTTGTGTGTCATCAATGTCTATGGCACCAAAACTAGCCATTCCATTATCATCACATGGTTGAATACCTATTGATGTTTTCCCAGATAAATGATCTTTATAATCTTGAGTAGTTACTTCTTTAAACGACCATCCATATCTATCTGGTTTTTTCTTACCAGTTTTTTCGTCAATGGTAAATTTATCTAAATAAGCAATACCAAAATTTCTTTTTAAACCGCTAAAAATTTCTGCAAATTCTTTTTGCATATGCCCTTCTTTTGGGGCAAGGTTATACTTGCCCCGTAGTTTTAATTAGAAATGAGCTTCTGAATTTTTTTCAGATACAGTAGACTCACCGTGTTTAACTTTAACATCTCCTCTCGAAACACTTTCAGCAAAGGATTTAGCTTGTTGGTACAAAGATGGATCTTGTACAGGTCCTGTCTTAGTAACTTCCCAACCAAACCAAGTGCCTTTATCATTTTGTTGTTGAACAGTTTTTAATTTATAAGTGTGGCTAAAAGATGCTGGTGTAAATAAACCATTTTTACCTTTCATCTTTATACTTGCCATCATACTGTTCCATTTTCTACTGATCTTTAATTGGGTAGATTTCATAGCAATTAATGCTGTAGTTGGAGTTTGACCACAAACAATTACAAAATGACTTGCAGTTTTTTCAACATAATTACCGTTAGGTAATCTGTCTTTAAAAGAAGCATCTCGTTTTGTTTTAGTCAAAATGTCACTGGAAGATGGATGGATTCCAACTGGAGCACCAGATCCTTCCCCTCTATCTTGCCATTCAATATATTCTAATTTATAATGACAAGGTAGGACATCTATTCCTTTTTCACCATCAAATAGTTCTCCAGTTACAGAATTGTAAATCATTCCAGGTTCTGAGCCCTGAACATATTTACCATCTCTTTTATTAACCTCTGGAGATAATTGACCTAGTATTTTGAGAAAAGGTAATGCTAGATCATCATGACCTATATTACCTAGACCTTTATCTGCATCGGCTTCAAATAAGCTTACAGCTAAAGCTCCCGCAACTACTTTCTCAGCTACTGCGTTGGACTTTTTTGTTCCTTGGTCCATCGTGCTTTGTGCTTTGTTCATATTTATTTCCTTACTATTTTTGTTCGGTTCCCTGCGAACACGTTAAATAGATCAGAGGGCATATCTTTCCCAGATTCGATACGCTCTCTGACCAATGCTTTGAGAGTCATAGGTTCAACCTTTAACTTCTGGGAGGGTTGATACCCATTCTCTACCGCAAGGTTCGCATAAGCGATTGCCTTGTTATCTTCGTTGCGGCCAAAGGAGACGGTGACCTCATTTTTAATAAGATCACCTAAGCCGTTTTTACGAAGCCAGTTAAATGCTTCATCTTTCCTTTCAGGGGAAATGGAAGCACCGTAGACGGGTTTAACTTCTACCGCTGTACCGTCTGCTAATTTTAAAGTTGAGATATTCATTTCAGTCATCATGGTTGGAATAACTTCACCAGACAAAATGTCTATCTCTTGTTTTATTTTTTTTAACTCTTCTTCTTTTTGCAAAAATGTATCTTCAAGTGCTCTTAATTTTACTACTTGATCTGATAAAGCTTTTGCATCATTAATTTGATTAAAAGATTCTGTTTGATCTTGTTCAAAGTTTATAGATGGCATAATCTTTCATTTCCTTTCTATAGTGTTTAAGTTTATCATATATTTTCTTTCTATTTCTTTTTATTAAATATGAATGATACTCGGATTTAATAATTATGTCAAGATCTAGGATAATATAGTATACATCTACAATCTTATCTAAAATAGACATTTGTTGACGAAACAATTTATATTCTAATTGTGTCTTTTTCATGTTAATTATATAACGTCTATTCACTTTTAAATTTGCCTTTATACTTTCTATAATTGTTTTTGCTGTATAATATTTATTTCTTTCTTTCCAAAAATTTCTATCCCCCATCAATTGCACCTTTCTCATGTAAATTAATTTCTATAGGATAATAAGTTTTTTCTTGTCTATCCCATTTTAGTAAATTAAATTTGCCATTGGTAATATCGGAAGCTATAGAACAAGCCACTCCAATTATCGCTGGGTCTCCTGTGAGTAACAAATAATCTTTTTCAGTGTAATCTTTTAACAAAGATCTTAATTTAGCAACTAAAGGCCCTGGACTCAATATCATTTGAGAATATTCAGGAAGTAAAGTTTTTAATTTACCATACTTTTGAGCTCCCAAAATATTAAACTTTGGTTGACCTATAGTTGTTCCAGGTAATTCTTGTATAATGTAAACTGTGTTTTGCATACTTTCATATTTGACAAATAATAATAAAACGTGTTATAATACTTTTTTATAGAAAGATAAAGTATTAAATATATGAATTATAAATTTAAAACAAAGCCATACGCACATCAAATAACTGCGTTAGAAAAGTCATGGAATAAAGAGGTTTTTGCATACTTTATGGAGATGGGAACTGGCAAATCAAAAGTTCTTATTGATAACATTGCAATGCTTTATGATAAAGGAAAAATTGATGGGGCATTAATAATAGCGCCAAAAGGAGTTTATCAAACTTGGTTTGATATTGAAATACCTACTCATATGCCAAAACATATTGAGAAAAAAACAGTCTTATGGAAATCTTCCTTCATGAAAGAAAATAAAATAGTTTCAAAAGAAGTTGAACCTTTATTTGAATCAAGCCATGAACTTCATATACTTGTTATGAACGTGGAAGCTTTATCTACAAAGAATGGAGTGACTTTTGTTGAAAAATTTTTAAGTTGTCACAAAACTTTAATGGCCATAGATGAATCAACAACTATAAAAAATCCAGATGCTATTAGAACAAAGTCCA